TCTTATAAGTTCTTTAGTATCTTTATCAAAAATCTCTAATTTAAGATGGCCTTTGACATTCATACCATTTAGATTAATAGTATCTTTCATTTTTAATCCCTCCTTATGGATCTAATTCAAGTAATACACTATCAGAAAAATTAAAGTCGTCAAGTGAAATATTATCTTGTAAGTTCGGTGTTAACGGTGCAGTTAAGTTTGTAATAAAGCTATCAGATAAATTGAATCCTGTCAAATCAAGAGCATCAATAACATCAATTACTGGCACAGTAGCTCTTGCTCCTGTAACAAATGCAATAGATGTAACCCAAAACTGCATTGCTCCAGCAGAAAATTCTAATTGTGGACCTAGAGTATCTACTTGAATTTCTAAAAAGTTAGTTCCTGATTTTAAGTTTTGTAATGGATAGTTAATATGATAGGCAAATTCTTCTCCTAACCATACTTTTTTAGGAAAAACTTCTACTTCTTCTGTATTAACTAACAATCTAATAACCATATAACCATCGGCAAGAGCCAATCCCTTTAAAGTAAACCCAACATCAATATTTGAAGCAACACCTGTATAAAGAGGTTCATTCCAAGCAAAATAACCTGATGTTGTTGTAATTACTTCATCGGCTTCATTATTATAAAATAATGTTTTAGGAAAAGTATCAGCTTTATCTCCTGATGAGTTTAACATCTGTTTAAATTCATCTGTCCACGATGGAAATTGTTTAGATACTGTAAAAGGTTTTGCCAAGACAGTATATATAGGTAAAATTCCTGCATATTGGATACTTACTTTTTCTGCATAAAAAGGTGCTTCTAAATTAATATTTGTTAAATCCACATTAAAAATATTATTAACATCTACTTCTTCAAGACATTTAAAGTTTAATTCTCCACTACCAACTTCAAAAAGTTTAATTTCAGATTCAGCCATAACTTCAGCTTCTTCATCAGAAACAATCGATGGAGAAGTAGAAATTTTTTCAAAAAGACCTGAACCATATACTTTACCCTGTAATTCACTTTCAAGAGTTTCATTTTTAGCAATACCTAAAGGAGAAGTATCTCCAGTTTTTTTACCTAAAATATAAGATCTAGTTTTTAACCTTGCTGTATCTTCTTTATAGGTCGGATAATCTTCTGCTGTAAAAGTATCAGGATAAGCTGTAAGGTTATCTGTTAAAACTCTATCAATACCAACATAGGTTGGAGTTGCATTAAAATTCAATCTTCTATTTTCATCAATCCAGTATCGATAACCTGAAACATCGGCGAGTTCAGAAAATAAATCATCAATATAAGTAGCTTGAAAGAAAGTTTGATCTATAAATGTTCCATCTGCAATATCTCCCTCGATAAAGTTTTCAGAATTAGCAACTCCCTCCTTTAAATACCTATCAAAAACATCACGGATAATATCGCCAGACATTTCTTCTCGATAAAATACATTTTGCAAAACTCTCCTTTTAAGAATTTGTTTATAGCCATCAGAAGCTAGAGTATATTCAACTCTATCTCTCATAACTTTTTTAGTAGGCTGTGTTAAAACCCCACCAAATCTTAAAATATCATCATCATCATAAAACTGAATTTCTTGCCCTGCAATAATTTCATAATCAAAATCATCTGTTGTAAAAATACAAGAAAAACTATTTTGTTGTGAAGCTTGCTTTACAAGATTGATACTTGAAAAAGTAACATTATTTAAATCAATATTGTTTACGACAACTCTAGCCATTATGCTACCCCCTCAGCAGTTAATTTTCTCATTAATTGAGAACCAATTCTATCAATATCCATATCACTTGCAATGCTGTTTCCTGTAATAGTGATATTAGTTACTTTTCCACCACCTGCACCAGCAATCATATCTTTTAATTTATTTAAAGGTGCAATAACTTCAGGATTGTTTTTAGCACCAGCATATTCTCCAACAAGAGCATTTACTGGACCACTAACTATGCCACCTTTTGCAAATACAGATCTTTTTTCGGTTAATCCTTTATCTGTATCTAATTTTGTAGATTCTGATTGCCCTCCACCTGAAGAAGATTTTCCACCTCCTCCCATCCAAGATGGTAAAGATAAGCTTGTGATTTTATCCCAAACTTTTTTCACAGAATCCCATACAGAATTTGCCCAACCAAATACAAAGTCTTTTAATTGACCTAAAATAGCTTTCATTTTATCAGCAAAAGCCATCGCTGGATTGGTTGCAATACTCCAAATGTTAGTCCAAGTATCAATAAATGTTGTTTGCAAGAAGTTTAACATTGGTTCACATACATCAAGCCAAAATTCCATTAAAGCACCAATTAATTTAGCTACAATTTCAACTGCACCTGCAATTACATTGATTAAAAATTCAAATACAGGTAATAGAGCTTCTAGTAATTGAATTAATGGAGGTAAAATTTCTTCTATTAAAACATCAAGGACAGGCATTAAAGCTTCCACAATTTTAATAAAAGATGGTAATAGTTTTTGAACAACCTCTATTAACGGAGGAATTAATTTTTTAGCCATTTCAACAAATATTGGTAATAATTCCTTAGCCAATTCAATTAATACTGGGATAAGCTCTAAGATTACAGGCATTAATTCTTTTAAAGCTTCCATTAACAATGGAGCTATCTCTTTAATTAATTCAGTAAATGGAGGAGCTAATAAAGTAGCCGCTTCAGTTAACATTGGCAATAGAGTAACTGCTAAATCTGCAACAACTGGAGCTAGTTCTCTAAATAAAGGCACAAGACTATCGCCTAAAATAGGAATAATCTTTTGTAGTTCTCCCATTAAATCTGTAAATACAGGCAGAAGCTCTTGACCTAGATCAACTTTCATATTAGCCCATACTTTTTGAACTTCCCTTTGTTGGTTGGCAAAACTATCAATAGTGTTCCCATAATCTCCAACAGCATTTGAACCTTGTTTATAAGCTAATTGAAGTCTAAGCTGGGCTTTTTCTGCCCTTGTCATTTCTTTCCAAACTTTTCCTTGAGATTCAGCAAATTCTTTCATTGGAGTTTCGCCAAGAACTAAACCTAAAGATTTAGCTGACTCTGTTTCTCCTAATAAAGCCTTTGTTAATGCTTGAGAAGCACCCTCTGCACCACCAGAGAAGTTTTTAAATGAAGTTAAATCAACTGCTAGTTTTTGTAAATCGCCTGAAAGCTGTAAAGCCTCCTCTTGTTCCATTCCAAAAGCTGATAATAAATCGCCTGTTGCTGATAATAAATCCCTTGAAGATTGTTTCGATAGTCCATAACTGTTTTCAAGCTCTTGAGCCATCTTTTGAGCCCCATCTGATACATCGCTGAAAACAACTCCGAACTTTGATTCTGTTTCTTCAAAATCTGAAGCTGCATCCAATGATGATTTCCCTAAGGCTGTAACAGCTCCAGTTGCAGCAACACTGGCAACTGTAAAACTTCTTAATCCTGTTTTAGCAACACTTGAAAATCCACTACCTATTTTCTTACCTGCTGTGCCAAGACTTTTGGAAAGAGAGGACATTTGTTTTTTTGCTTTATCATCATCTAATTCTACATCAAATATTACTGCACCATCTGACATTGTAAAACCCTCCTATTTTTCTAGTTTAATTCCTTTCGCCCCAAGCATTGCAATCCCCATTTTTAGCAACTGATCTTCAAAAGTTTCTTTTTTCTTGTTCTTAATGCTATCAATAAAATATAATTTTTTCAACCTTTTTAATTCTGCAACTTGTTTTTTATTATGTTCAGTAATTTTATCAGGTAGCTTTGCTGTTCGTATAGCAATAACTTCTCCTAATGCTGTGTTCTTATTTAAACCGTTTAAAAGGAAAACAAACTTAATCCAATGCAATTTGCCCTGTTGGGCAAATAGGTCCATATTATACTGTTCTTTAAAAGAAGAATATATTTCAGCGACATCTTGATTAAAATCAATTAATGGTGGTTTTTCCTGTTTTTCCGGCAAAGGTTTTCTATTTCTCTCGAACTCTATTATATTTTTAAAGATAAACTCTATAATTTCTGCTTTTTCATCATAGGAAAAGCCCTTGCAATCTTTTGACAGCAAGAGCTCGAAGCAGTAATTTTCCTTTTCATTTTCCGAAAATAATTTAGACTGAAGTATATTTAATAGTTTTAAAACTACATCAAAACTTATATTAATCTTAATTACTTTATCTTTATATTTTATCTTATTAGAAATTTCGGAGTATAAATGTATCATTTATTTGCTCCTTATTAAGATAAAACCTCATTTTGTTTTACTTTAAATCTTTGTTTTACTTTTGGACCATAATCATTTTGAACATAATCAACCATTGCATTAGCAAAATTGATAAATTTTTCAAAAGAAAGAATATCTTTAATTTCTATTTTTTTAGATTCTTCTCCTTTTTCTAATCCATAAAAAGATAAAATAGCATAGATGTTTTCTTCGCCCATAATATCACTAAAAGCCTGAATTAAATCATTTACAGCTTCTCCCATATTAGAGCCGTTTAAATTGCCTTTTTCGATGGCAATAAATTTTCCTTGTAAAGATTGTAGTTTTTCAAAGCTATCTAGTGAAATATTTAAAGGGATTTTAAGAGTATCTTCTCCCATTTTAACTTCATCATAAGTTTCTTGTGTTGTGTTATTAGTAAATTCAAACATTTTTAATTTCTCCTTTTTTCTCCAAGTTTAAGGAAGTATAGCCCAAGAGCTTGGAGATCAACTTGGACTATACTATTTGAATTATGGTGTAATTATTGTGACTGTTGGCTCTCCATTGAAATGGATTTCAAAACTGCAATCTGCAATTTCTCCAGAGTCTCCACCATCTACATTGATGTTAGCAATCGTAGCTGTGTTGGCAATTTCCCAACCATTACCAGCTAAATCTGTGATTGTTTGTTTAACATCTACTTTTCTATCAGAACCGAACTTATTCATAAATTCAGGATCAAAAATAAAGTCTTGAACGGCATCCCCCATATATCTTTTACCAGATAATGATAGGATCTTTTGAGCCCCAATAACTTCACTTCTTCCAAATCCTTTATCGCCAATATAAGTTGTTTGATAAACATTCTCGTTATTGTTTTCAGATAAGTTTTCAAAACCTAATTTAACAGCTTGAAAATCAGGACTTGAACCTGTTCTATCTAAATCAATTTCAAGAACCGCATTATAATTTAATTGTGGATCGGACATTTTACTGCTCCTTTCTTGTGATTTTTACATTAAAAATTAAAGAATAGAGATAATCTCCCTTTTCTTCACGGCCAGTATAATTTATATCGGTTAAAATATCAATGTTAATTATTTTATACTGAGTTTGAGGAGTTAAGTCAAATCTTTTATGACAAATTTGTTTAACTTTATCTAATTCTCGCATACATAAAGTAGCTTTTTTACTTCTTGCATTACACGATACTGGTATGTTTGCCCAGTAATTTTTACCTAAATCATAAATAGGCGAACTAGCACTTTCGTGTATTGCAAGGCACGGAGAGCCTTTTAATTGATTAAGCTCTACATTCCAACTAGTATATTTTTTCATTTCATCTCGAATTGCTTTTAGGATCTCATCCATTAAAAACCTCCCTCATCTATCATTATTTTTTTAGCTATTTTTGCCCAAGTTTTTTTATGGATTGATTTTGCATATTCAGCCCACATACTTTTTGCTTGAGAGTTTATTGATTTTCTTGTTGAAGCCAAATAGTATTGTCTTCGAGCATAAGGAGTGTTCCAAATAAGTTTTCCTTGCTCTAATTTAGAAGCAGTAAAAGATGAAGTTATCATCGTTCCTGTATCCTTTTTAGCATATCTATTGCAATCTTTTAGAATTTGGCTCGCCAGCGATACCATACTTTTCTTTTTAGCCTTATCCATTCTACCAAAAAGCTTGCTTTCATTTACTTCAACTCTAACATCTTTTATTTTAAGCATTGGTTTACTCCAAATCTAAACAGACAATCTCCTGTCTTGTTCTTGGGTGGACGGCTGGACTTATTTTTTTAATACGAAGTGTTTTATTTCTGAAAACAACTTCATCATTTAATTTAAATTCAACATCATTCGGAGTAGAATAACCTCTATCGAAGAACAACATAGAACTTTGGTTTAATTCTTTTATTGATTCAGGAGCTTCAATATCATTCTCTTTATAAACCATTCTTACTTTTTCGAGAGTAATATCTGTTTCAGAACTGTTTTCATCCCAGCTATCTTCACTAAGCTGTTTCAATATAACTGTGTCTTGTAATAGAACTCTATTTATTATCATATTACACCCATTCCACCTTTATAAAGCAGTCCTGTTTCAGCAAGATAATCGGTAATAATTACCTCAATTTTTTTATTACTTTCCATAACTTCATTTAGATTATAGGATTCAGAATAATCAGCAAGGGTAAAGCCCTGCAATCCTCTTTTAGTTTCCTCATCATAAACATAGTCACATATTTTACAAATACATTTTTTGATTACATCTTTCCAAATTCCATCAGTAAAATCATAATCAGTTAGGCGAAAAAAGCAATGCTTGTTAACTTTTCTTGAAGCATAGTCTTCAATGAATCCAAACTCACTTTGTGTGAGTTTTGTTCCTTTATAAGTTCCTGTATAAAATGTATAGTCAACTATTAGCATTGCCTTGTTCTCCTTTTAGGTTAAGATTGATTTCCACCTGCTGGAGCTTGTTTTTTAACTCCTAGAGATGGTTTATCGTGATCTGTCATTCCTTTATCTAGTTCCCCAGCAGTTACTTTCCAGCTTGGAGATCTTAAAAACATTTTCACTCTTCTGTCATCTTTTTCCATAACAACAGGTTTTTGAGCTTCATTAGATCTGTGAGTGAACTCTAAAAGATCATTATCTTTGATTTTTTTAATTTGTGCATCTCTTGTCATTTTTTTCTTTTCTTTAGACATAACATTTCTCCTTATATTATTAGTTTAGAAAAGGAGAGGACATAAGCCCTCTCCGTTTAGTTAGGCATTAGACTTAACAACAACTGCTGCAGCTTTTGTAACAGTATGTTTAAATATTTTTCTACCTTGAACAGCAGAAGATCCAATAAATTTACCTGAACCAGATAAATCTTGAACTCTTACAGGCACTTGCCATTCTTGGATTCTTGAACACCAATCAGGATGTCCAACAATCATATCAGTTGTTGCATCAAGTGCATTTGATACATAAACTTGAATACCAGCGATTGTTCCGATATTACCAGTTGTTTTTACACTATCTCCTAAAGTAGAAGCAGATGTAAATTTATCAGAGTTAAGCAATGCTTCTTCAACATCTGCATTAACAAGCAAGAATCTTTGATTTTTAGGAACAGAGTTTTCTGTCAAAACTTTTCTCATTTGAACAACATATTGGTAAACATTCGCAGATGTAATAGCTGTTACATCTCCCAAATCAGTTCCACCAGCTTCAAGCACTTCGATAGCATCTGTATCGATTGTTTGAGCTAGAGAGAATCCAGCAGAATCAAGTCTATCTGCAACTAGATTATCAGGCACAGATTCAGCATCAAAGCCATCAATTTGTTCGTTAACAGCTTTATCATTATCAAAAGTAACTGTTAAGTAAGTTGTAGAACCTTGAGTTAAAGCAACACCGTTTACAGGGTCATAATCTGCAACAGCAACTTCGCCATCTCTCACAGGGATTTTAACTGCACCAGACACAGGGTCTTGTTCATATTTTGTATTAAAGATAGTTCCGTCAATAGTAACTAATTCATTTCTTAACTTTTCATCAACTAAAGCAGAATATCTTTCTCTTTTTGTGTGGGCCATTATAGAACTCCTATTCTTTTAAAATTATTTCTTTAAATGAGGATTCCTTGCATAAAAAGCTTTTTCAACTCCATCAAGGTGGTTGTCCCCATCAGACTTATTTGACACCTTGCCACCAGCATTAACGATTTTGTTTTTATTCTCAGCTTTGAAATAATTGGGATTGCTCTCTTTTAATTCTTCTAAGAATAAATCCATATCTTTTGGTTCAATTTCTTCTTTTGCAGCTTTAAACATTACAAGTTCCATAAAATCAGGAGCGACTTCATTTTTCACAAGGGATTTTTCAATCCTTTCTTGTTTCAATTCAGACTTCAAAGAATTTAACTCACTTGTTACATCTTCTAACTTCTGATCTCCAGTTTTGTCTCTGTTTTTCCACTCTTTAAAAGCTTTCATATCTTCTTCAGATGGCATTTTGTCTTTAAGATTTTTCAATCTTTTTTGAACCTTTTTTTGAACTTCTTCTTCTGAATACATTCTTGGTTCATTATCTCCTGTTTTTTTAGTCTTATCAGGGGTGGACTTTTTATCATCATCAATAATTTCATCATCATCAATAACAATGTCTTTATCTTTAACTATATCGTCAGGCATAAGCGACCCTTTCTCCATTTTTAATATTTTAACCTAAAAGTTTTTCTCATTAAAGGATTTTAAATCTGCATTTGCTTTCTTTAACTTTGAACTACTTTTACTCAATGCTACATCATCGTTAATTGCTTTGTCAACTTTTTTCTGC